GAGCCGCTGGATACTGCGTGGCGAGACGCCCAGGGCGTGGGCCATGTCCTCCTGGGTCCAGCCGATCGCCAAGCGGAGCCGGACGGCCTCTCGGGCGGCGCGAGTGCGCGCCCGGTGCCGGCTGTAGGGTGGGTAGGTGCGGGGCATGGGGGTGGAGGGTAGCATGGGCGACATGCTGGCTGGTGTTGAATCTGGCCGGGTGGGAGCGTAGAAGGGTCCTGTCCCTGGGAGGGTCCGATGTCCGCGCGCGAACCGCTGCCCCCGCTGTGGGCCGCCGCCGCCAGGGCACCCTTCCAGGCGCACAGCCCGACCTCGCGCTCCGCGGCCGCCCGGGCCGACAAGGGTCTCTCCGGCCGGGCGAAACTCGCTGTGCTGGCCGCCATCGCGCAGGCCGGCGAGGGTGGCCTGACGGACGAGGAGGGGATTCGCGCCACGGGGCTGGCCGCCTCGACCTACCGGCCGCGGCGCGTCGAGCTCGTCGAGTCTGGCAACGTCCGTGACTCCGGCTTCACCCGCAAGACGCTCAGCGGGTGCGCTGCCGTCGTCTGGACCACTCGGCCGTGACGGCCGCCCCGACCGCCCGCTCGCTCGCTTGGTGCCGCCGCAAGGGCTGGCACGCGGGCGTGGTCGAGAAGTGGCTGCCCTACCTGGGCGGCAAGCCCCGTGAGCCGGGCAAGGGCGGCGCCGGCATCCGTAGGGACCTGTTCGGCTGCTTCGACCTGGTGGTCGTCGCGTGGAGCGAGCCAGCGCCCGGTGGCGACGGGCAGCAGCTCCTCGCGGCCCCGCTGATCGTGGGTGTCCAGGCGTGCGCCGCCGCCTCCCACGCCGCCCGCGTCGCCAAGGTGGCCGCCGCACCTGTGCTGCCGGCCTGGATCGCGGCCGGCGGCCGTGCCGAGGTCTGGTCCTGGTCAAAGAAGGGTGCCGCGGGCAAGCGCAAGCTGTGGTCCCTGCGCCGCCAGGTCGTGTCGCCAGCTGGAGGCGCCGGTACGCCGTGAGCGACCCGACGCCAGGGCCGACGCGGTGGCGCGACGATCCGCAGATTGTGGCTCTGATCGACTACTTCGCCGCCCGCGGCCAGCCGTGGCTCCTACTCACAGTCGAGCCGCGGCCGGATGGACCGGTGCTGCGGCATGTTGGCTGTGGCGCGCCTGGGCAGGATCGAGGGATGGTCGAGAAAACCATGGAGGCGCTGGCCGTCGACTTCCTGGACGACTCGCCCGGTGGCTGGATGGAAACGGCGGTGCGTCCACTTGGCCGGTGACTGGATCGCCGTCCGCTGCGACCTCGAGCGCGATCCCGCCGTCGTGCACCTGGCGCGGGAGCTCAAGGCGCACCCCCGAGCCGTCGTCGGCCACCTGGTCGCTACATGGGGCTGGTTCGATTCCGTGTCACGCGACGGTCACGCTCCCGGCGTGACTGGCGCGGACCTCGACAAGCTCATCGGCGTGCGCGGCTGGTCGCGTGCGCTGCAATCGACTCCAGGGTCTCCGTGGCTGGAGCTGGACGGCGAGGGCTACGTCGTCATGCCAAACGCCGACCGCTGGCAGACGCAAACCGGGAAGGAGCGCCTACTTGCGACTCGCAGGAAGGCCGTCCAGAGGGCGCGTGAGACCATGGCCGCTGTCACGGCGATGTCACGGTCCAATCGTGACAGTGATGTGAACACAGGACAGTACAGTACAGGTACTACAACTACCTCTGCGCAGCAGGCTGCGCCCGAGCACGCTTCGCGCCTCACGATGGGCAAGGCCAAGAAGAAGAAACTGCCCCCGAACCCCGAGCACCAGCCAGCCATCGACTTCTGGTGCACCGCCTTCGAACGCACCCGCCGCACCCCCTACGCCTTCTCCGACCGCGACGGCCAGCACGTCAAGCGGCTGCTCGAGCGCGCCGACCTGGAGACCTTCAAGGCCAGGGCCACGGCGCTGCTCGAGTCCACTGACCCGTTCTACGCCGCCAAGGGCTGCGACCTCGGCACCCTGTCGGCCTGCTGGAACCGGCTGGCGCAGGCCAAGCCTCCCAGACCGTCCTACGACCGCCCGGCTGAGCCCGAGCCTGCCGGGCCGGTGGTGCCAGTCGAGAAGCGCCACGCGGCGCTACGGGCTGCCCTGGACGCCGCCAACGGGAGACCGCCGCCATGATGCTGCTGACCGGTCTGTGCCTGCTCGCTGGAGGGGTCTGCTACCTCGGCTACTGCCTCGAGCGCGAGCGCGCGCGGATGCGCTGACGATTCCCGCTTGGGTCCGGCCGGCCCAGGCGCTACCGTGGCCGGCGCCTTGACTGATGGGAACGTGATCGGCCCTGGTGCCGGCGCGGTTGGCGATGCCCTCCCCTCGCCAACTGCGTCGGCGCCACGGGCTTCTCGCCGCGGCCGCAAGGGGCGGCCAGGGGTCGTGACGCGCGACCTGCGGGCCATGGTGCTGACCACGCTCGAGCTCGAGGGTGGCATCGGCTACCTGCGCTGGGCGGCGCGCAAGGAGCCCAAGGCGTTCCTGGCGCTCGTCGGAAAGCTGCTCCCCCAGAAGGTCGAGGCCGACCTGACGCTGACGACTCTCGAGAAGATCGTCGGCGCGTCCTGGGACCCGACGCTGCTCGATGGGCGCGGCCGGCTGTCGTGAGATGAGCGATCCCCTGCCACCTGATGCCCTGGTGGACGCGATCAACGCCGCCATCGGAGTGTCGCCCAGCGAGGACGCGATGGAGGCGGCCTACGTCAAGCTGTCCCGTGACATCGCCCGCGAGCGCATGACGCCGGAGGAGGTTGTGACGACGTGGCTGGCTGGTATGTGGGCTCGGCGCTGCCTGCGAGCGTTCTTCGAGGGAGAGCGGCACCGCGAGCGATCCGGCGACCGCGAGCGCGACGAGTGAGCGCGCGCACCAGCACACCGCCAGGTGGTGCACGGCCCTGCAGGCGCGGGCCGAGCCCGACACGGACGCTGCTGTTCGTCTGCAAGGGCTGCGGGGCGATCGGGAAGGGCTGCGGCGGCATGTGGCACTGTCACCGCGAACGCTGCACCGGCAAGCCCATGCGCCTCGAGCGGACGCGCTGCTGGAGCTGTGGGGCGCGCGGCATCGGCATCGCTGGGCTGCTGTGTGCTCGGCAGGAGCGTGGAGACCGGCCCCGGGCGGCGTGGGTGTCCAGGCTGAAGTCGGGCAGGTGATCGCCCTCGAGCCGGCCGCGCCAGACCTGCGGCCGATGGCGATGCGCCTGGCCGAGTGGCGCGCGGACCCGGTGCGGTTCGTCCGTGACCTGTGGGGCGTGGAGGCTGACGCCTGGCAGACGCGCGTGTTGCGCGACTTCGCCTCGCCCGACCCGGCCTGCAGGCGCATCGCCATGTCGAGCTGCGCGGGGCCGGGCAAGACCGCGGTGCTGGCCTGGTGCGGCTGGAACTTCCTGCTCTGCTACGGCAGCCAGGGCAGCCACCCGAACGGGGCCTGCCTGTCGGTGACCCGCGAGAACCTGCGCGACCACCTGTGGAAGGAGCTGGCAGTCTGGCGGGTGAAGGCCAGGGACAACCTGCTGTCCGGCCTGTTCGAGCAGACGCACGAGCGCATCTACGCCCGCAACCACCCCGAGACTTGGTGGCTGTCGGCGCGCAGCTACCCGAAGGACGCCGACACCGAGACGCTGGGCCGCACGCTCTCGGGGCTGCACGCGCCCTACGTCCTCATCCTGATCGACGAGTCGGGTTCGATCCCGGTCGAGGTGCTCAAGGCGGCCGACCAGGCGATGTCGTCGGCCAAGTGGTGCAAGATCATGCAGGCCGGCAACCCGCTGGCCCTGGACGGGATGCTGTACGCCACGGCGACGCGGCTCAAGACGAGCTGGCGCTACTACCGGGTGACGGCCGACCCGGACGACCCGGAGCGCACGCCGCGCGTGCCCATCGACCTGGCGCGGGAGCAAATCGCCGCCAACGGCGGGCGGGACGACCCCTGGGTGCGCATCTACGTCCTGGGCGAGTTCCCGCACCAGGCGCTCAACTCGCTGCTTTCCGTGGCCGAAGTGGACCGGGCGATGGTGCGGGCGCCCCGCGTGCACGACTTCGACGCGATGCCGCGCATTTTGGGCGTGGACGTGGCCCGCGACGGGCTGGACAGCTCGTGCATCGCCAAGCGCCAGGGCGTCATGGTCTACCCGCTCGAGGTCCTGCGCGGGCACAACAGCACCGAGGGCGCCGGCAAGGTGGCGCGCCGCTGGCAAGACTGGAAGGCCGACGCCGGCTTCATCGACAACACGGGCGGGTTCGGCGCGGGGTGGCTCGACCAGCTTCACACCATGGGCTGCGACATCACCGGGGTCGAGTTTGCCGGCCGGGCGACCGACCCGCGCTATGGGAACAAGCGGTCTGAGATGTGGCACCTGATGGCCGAGGCGATCAAGGCCGGCTGCGCGCTGCCGCAGGACGCGTCGCTCTCGGCCGAACTCACCGAGGTGCGCTACTTCCACCGTGGCGACCAGCTCATGCTCGAGCCGAAGGACGAGGTGCGCAAGCGCCTGGGGCGCAGCCCGGACCGAGCGGACAGCGTGGCCCTGACCTGGGCGTTCCCGGTCGCAGCGCCCAGGTCTGGCGGTGGGACGCGCCGGGCGCCGCCGAAGGCGAGGACGGACCGCGATCCGTACTACGAGCCGTGAGCCGACCCGTCTGGAAGCGCGAGCGCGGCCGCCGGGCCTGGGAGGGCCGGATGTCGTGGGAGCCGGACGACTCCGGCGCGCTGCCCCCGCTGATGGGCGTGGTGGTGGCGTCGAGCTACGGCTTCGATTGGTCGGCCATGGGCGTGGCCGGCTGGCGCGTCTCGCTGGACGACGCGCTGGCTGCGGCGAGCGCGGCGCTTGGGGTGCGGTTGTGATCGTGCGCCCCGCGACCGAGGCCGACATGGCCGCCATCCTCGAGCTGGGCCGGGCGATGGCTGCCGAGTCGCCGCGGTGGGCGGCGATGCCCTACTCCACCGAGAAGGTTGCGGTGGTCAGCCGGAGGTCGATCGAGCAGGGCGGCGCGTTCGCGGCCGTGCACGAGCGAGAACCGGGCGACGAGGGCGTCGTGGGTGTGCTCGTGGGGATCATGGCGCAGCACTGGTTCTCGACGACCTGGTACGCCGGAACGCTGGCGGTCTACGTCATGCCGGCCTTCCGAGGCGGCGTCGCCTTCCGACTGCTGATGGGCGAGTTCGAGCGGTGGGGTGCGTCGCGCGGCGCGAGCGAGCTGTGCGTCGGCGTGCACACCGGCCAAGCCGACGAGCGAGTCGCCCGCGCCTACCGTGCCCACGGCTACCTCGACGCAGGCGTGAACCTGGTCAAACCGGTTGATCCAGTGCGCGCTGACGGTTAGAGGGACGCATCCACCCGGAGAGCGAGCATGGGCGGCGGCGGCGGACTGATCGGCGGACTCCTCGATGTGATCGGCCTCGGGCCTGGCAAGCCACCCAAGGTGCCTGCGCTGCCACCCCCTCCGACGCTGGACGAGAAGAAGGCCAAGACCGCCGGGGCCGCGTCGGCCATCAAGAAGAAGAAGATGGCCGCGGCCGCCTACGGCAGTCTCGACACGATCGTCGCCGGCAACCTGGGGTCAGTGGGGGCGTCCAACCTGCAGACGAGCACGCTGCTGGGGAGCGCATAGCCGATGGCGGGCGCCAACGGCCGCATGAGCTACGCGCCCGACGCCCAGGTCGTCACCGACGACCGGACGCGCCTGCAGCGGTACAACGAGCGTTTCGACCAGGCGTGGTCGGCACGGAGGTCGTTCGAGGCCAGGTGGCGGACCTTGGGCGAGTACTACCTGCCGACCAGGCCGCGGTTCTCGATTTCGGACAGCAACAAGGGCGACCGCAGCAACAACAAGATTCTGGACCCGACTGGCACGCAGTCGGTCGAGATTGCCACCGCCGGCCTACTGGCGATGATGGCCTCACCGGCCCGCCCCTGGTTCGTGTACGGGCTCCCGCTGTCCCGCACCGAGCGCAGCACCGGAATCAATCGCTGGCTGACGGCCGCCCGCGACGAGACGCTCAACGTGCTCGAGCGCAGCAACTTCTACACGGCGCTGGCCGAGCTCATCCGAGACGAGCTGATCTTCGCCACCGGCGCCATGGCGATCTACGACGACTGGCAGCGGATCGTTCGGTGCCACACGTTCCCCGTCGGCAGCTTCGCGATCGACCAGGACTCGATGGGCCGCGTGGACTACTTCTGCCGCGAGGTCACGATGTCGGTGCGCCAGGTCGTCCAGACCTACGGATTCGACAACTGCTCGCGCCAGGTGCAGCTCGACTTCATGCAGAAGGGGCAGAACAACGCCGTCGTCGTGCGCAGCCACATCCAGCGCAACGAGAGCCCGGACGAGGGCCGTGCGCGGTACGACGCCAAGTACCTGCCCTGGTCTGAGTGCATCTGGGAGAAGCAGGCGACCGCGGCCGTGCTGCCCGAGCAGGAGAAGTTCCTGCGCGAGTCGGGCTTCCACGAGTTCCCGATCATCGTGGGCCGCTGGCAGCGCAACGACGAGGACACCTACGGCACCGGCTCGCCAGGCATCACCGCGCTGGGCACCGTGAAGATGCTCCAGGCGATGTCGCGCGACTACCTGAACGCGCTCAAGAAGTCGATCGACCCGCCGCTGGTCGGCGGCACGTCGTTCCTGAATCGGCCGGTGTCGCTGATCCACGGCGAGGTCACGGTCGAGGACGAGACCCAGGGCAAGGGGCTGCGCCCGATCCACGAGGTTCGGACGCCGTTCGGGGAGGTCACGGCCGAGATCGAGCGCCGCCGGCTGGAGGTCGAGAACATCTTCATGGTCCGGCTGTTCCTGATGTGGACCACGGACACGCGGGCGCAACCGCCGACAGCGGCCGAGGTCTACGCGCGGGACCGCGAGAAGCTCATCCTCGGCCCGACGCAGGAGCGTCACGGCGACGAGGTGCTGGGCAAGGCGATCGAGCGCGTGCTCAACATCATGATCCGCCGGTCGCAGCCAGCCTGGTCGGTGGGCGAGGACGGCATCATCCCGACGGTGCCGGACGAGCTCGAGGGCGCCGACGTACGACCCGAGTACATCTCGGAGGCGGCCACGGCGCAGAAGGTCGTGGGCATCAGCGCGATCGAGCGTCACGCTGGGTTCGGGGCGCAGCAGGCGCAGTTCTTCGGCCCGTCGATCCTGGACAACATCAACGGCGACAAGATGATGGCCGCGCATGCCGACATGCTCTCGGTGCCGCCCGATGTGTCCACGTCGGAGTCGGAGCGGGCCGAGCTGCGCGAGCAGCGGCGCAAGGCCGAGGCCGCGCAGCGTGCTGCCGAGGCGCTGCCGGCGATGGCGAAGGCCGCGAAGGACCTGGGGACGACCCCCATGGACGAGGACACGGCGCTGACGCGCGTGGTTGGAGCGTGATGATGAACAGCAACGGACGGCCCCATGCGATGCCAGGAGTCCCAACGCCACTACCACCCGAGGCGCG